CATAAAGACCGAGGAGACCGCTGATGATCTTCGTGGTCTTTTCTTTTGTGCAAGAAATATTTTGATGCGGGAGGGGTGAAGTGTACCCCGCATTTCGGACAAAAAAATCAAACTTGAAATCCAGAAGCAAAATCCGTGGTATAATGATCCTGCTTTACTGACAGACAGGATAGGGCAACGCTGGAGAGCGACCCGAGCGGTCTGTCAGGTTTGCAGGGAAGGCGGAGCTTCGGCTTCGTCTTTTTCTTTGCCTTCCCCGGAAACAAAAGCGGTAAACTCCGGGGGCTTGGGGGCAGCGCCCCCAAATGTAGGAAGCGGATATACACCGGTCGTAACGAATTTGTAGTATTCACATGGAGACAGCTTTGCCAGACTCCACTGGTATCTGTCATTGTTATAGTAGTCGATCCACGCATAAACCCGTTCGGCAATGACTGCATGGCCGTATGACCCGACAGCGGGAAGTTCGTCCTTCATATGCCCAAACAAGCTTTCCTGCGGAGCGTTGTCCCAACAGTTTCCTCGTCTCGACATGGACTGACGAAGGTTGTAATCATTCAGGATCGTAACGAACTTGGAGCTTGTATATTGACATCCCTGATCGGAATGGATGAGGGCATCTGTCTTCAGCTCGGAGCCGTGCTTTTCCATCAATTGATTTACGGCTTCCAAAACGAAATCCGTATCGCAGGAGCTGCTGCAGGAGCACGCCAGAACCTCTTTGGTGAAAGCATCCATGATGACACAGACATAGGAAAAGTAGTAGGCACGTTCGCTGCTTTCACGATGCGCAGGTCTTGGAATATATGTAATATCCGTCAAAAGAACCGTGCGCGGCCCGAATGCTCTGAACTGTCTGTTGAGAATGTTCGGAGCCGTCCTGTTTTCCTGCAATCGCTTGCCTTGCTTGCGGTATGGATTGACCTTCCGTACAGGACACACCAGATGGTATTTCTTCATCAATCTGCGGATCTTCTTGGTGTTCATCAGCACCGGAGGATCCTGATGCAATAGCCTCATGTGTATTCCTCGTGCACCCTTAGAATACCCACGGAAGTTATATGCGGCAACAATCAGGTCAAAATCCGCCTGATCAGCCTTCTCCGCATCAGATCGTTCAGACTGGTGGTTTCTCCAATAGTAGAAGCCGGAACGGGATACACCGGCGATCTGGCACAGATAGGAAATGTTCAGAAGATTGTCATCCCGGCTGATCGTTTCGTTGATGATGCGGTAGCGGATTTCGGGAGAACCATTCATGTACATGGCTATTTTCCCTTCTTCTCCGCTAAAATAATTTTTTTTAGAAATTCCAGCTCCTGTGACATATATGCGACCTTTGTAGCAAGGTGGTTAATTTCCGACTCACTCATGAGCGGCGGATGTCCCTTGTTTGCCCTGCGCGGTGGTGTCGGCATCGGAGGCAAGTCCTCGTTGTCATCGGGATATGGATCATTTCCCTCGGTAAACTCAAGCCCGCGACCTTTGGCCTGCCGTAGAATCTTAAAAAAGCCGAGGATGCGAGGACGCCCCAAGGTTTCTGGATTCAGCCCGGCATCCGAGAATATCTCAATCGGATCGGCCCCGTCGCAGTACCGCTGCCATGCAGCATCCTTAAAAGCTTTTGTGTAGGACACCGTTTTGCTGGACACATACGCTACGTGCGGAGAGTCCGTCAGCTCCTTAAGCTGTTCTGCCGTAAATGCGGCGTGTTCAAAGGAACCGTCAGGATTCTTCTTTTTGCGTCCGGCACCCGGTCTGGCACCACCATGATTGTTGCTGTTTGCCATTGATCTTCCTCCTTTTTTGCAGAGGGAAATAATTCAAGTACAGATATTATACCATAACTGTCCGAAGCTGTGACCACAGACTTTGCTATCTGTCCGAATATTTGATTTCTCACTCTGCTATCTGTGTGATATTTTTGATTTCACACTTCTAGATTTCAATCAAGCACTGTCCAATTTTTGGGGTACAGATCAAGGGCGGGTGAAATCTCTACGACCTGTTTTCCCGGAAAACGGCGCGGGGTCTTCTTCGCAAAAATTGCAATTCAAACGGGGTATTAAACCCAGCCCGATAAGACAAGGAGTGATTGACGTGGCAAAAGACGGAACCAATCGCGGCGGGCGGCGTGTAAAAGCAGGCTCCAAACCTGACGCCCTCGCCGACAAAATCACAAGAGGAGCACCGGCAAGGCGCATGGAGCTTCCCGACTTCACAGACGACTTAACTGACCTCGATACAGAGAACATCGGTGACGGCGTGGAGCTCGAAGGCATGGATATGCCAAGCCCGGACGACTACCTATCTGCACAGCAGAAGGACGGCAAGCCGCTGGGCGCAGATGAAATCTATAAGGAAACATGGCTGTGGCTCAAGGAGCGCGGCTGCGACAGGCTCGTAAACAAGCGCCTACTCGAAAGCTACTCCGAGGCCTTTGCCAGATATATTCAGTGCTCCGAGGCGGTCAGCAAATACGGCCTGCTCGGAAAACACCCGACTACGGGAGCTGCGATTGCGAGTCCATTCGTGCAGCTCTCTCTTAATTTCCAGAAGCAGGCCAACCTGCTCTGGTATGAGATTTACGACATTGTAAAGCAGAACTGCACCGAGCCATTTGAAGGCAGTCCGCAGGACAGCGTGATGGAGCAGCTGCTTCGAAGCAGGAGGAACATGTAAATGAATACAGAAAGATTTGAACAGGTACCTATAGATAAGCTGGTACCCTACGCCCGGAACGCCAGAACGCATTCCAAGGAACAGATCGCGCAGCTTAGAGCTTCCCTTCGGGAGTTTGGCTTTGTTAGCCCTGCGGTCATTGACGCGGACTATAACATCCTCGTCGGACACGGACGTGTACAGGCTGCCCGCGAGGAAGGCTATGAAAACGTGCCCTGCGTCTTTGCCGAGAACCTGACGGAAGCCCAGAAGCGAGCATATATCCTTGCGGATAATCAGCTGGCGCTCAATGCCGGATGGGATGAGGAAATGCTGTCGGTCGAATTATCCGACCTGCAGGATCAGTCCTTTGACCTCTCGCTCCTTGGCTTTGATGCCGGTGAACTCGACAAGCTCCTCGGCACCGAAAACGAAAAGGACATCGCCGATGACGACTTTGACCTGACTTCCGCTTTGGAGAAGGCTTCCTTCGTGGAGCCCGGCGACATCTGGACAGTCGGCAGGCACCGCCTCATGTGTGGCGACGCCACTTCTCCGGAAGATGTGGAAAAGCTCATGGACGGCAAGAAAGCAAACCTCATCCTGACCGATCCTCCTTACGGCGTATCCTTCAAAGCCTCGGACGGTCTGACGATCCAGAACGACTCCTTAAAGGGCGAGGAATTTTACAAGTTCCTTCTGGCGGCATTCAAGAACATGGCTGACCACCTCGAAAAAGGCGGAGCGGCCTACTGCTTCCATGCAGACACCGAAGGCCTCACCTTTAGGAAGGCATTCATTGACGCAGGCTTCCATCTCGCCGGTGTGTGTATCTGGGTAAAGAACAGCCTCGTGCTCGGTCGCTCCGATTATCAGTGGCAGCATGAGCCGGTGCTCTACGGATTTTTGCAAAACGGCAAACACCCGTGGTATTCCGACAGAAAGCAGACGACCATCTGGAACTATGACAAACCAAAGCGTAATAAGGATCACCCGACCAGCAAACCGCTGGATCTTCTGGGCTATCCTATAAAGAACTCCTCTCAGGAGAATTCTGTGGTCATTGATACATTTGGCGGCTCCGGCTCCACGCTCATGGCCTGCGAACAGCTCAACCGTATCTGCTGCATGATGGAGCTTGATCCGAAATACGCCTCTGTCATCCTCCGGCGCTATGTGGAGGATACTGGCGATACGGAAAATGTGTATGTAGTAAGAAACGGCGAAAAGCTCTACTACTCCGCTCTGGCAAAAGAGGTCGAGACCTCTCCGACGGCGGGTGTATAGTACACAATTTCTGCCCTGTATATTTGTCGATTATATTCCTTTGAAATATCGAGAAAACGCTTGCTATATAAGGCTTTCAGAGTGATGTATATACATGCCAAAAGGCACAGCCAAAAACCACATTTGAAAAACGGAGGTACACACAATGAAAGCAAACTACAACGTAACCGGAAAAGAAAGAAAAGCACTGGTCGCAGCCATCGCAGAGCTTACAGGCGACAAGGCCATCTACAAGTTCATGCCGACCTGCGCCTTTGAGATCGGCGACATCACGGTCGACAAGGAAGGCGGCGTCACCTGCGAGGACGCGGACAAGCTGGAGCGCCTGATCCACAACCTGATCGCGGACGGTTTCACACCGGCTGAGAACATCGAAAGCACCGACGAGGAAGCCACCGCAGAGGAACCGGAAGCAGATGAAGGCACCGGCCTTACGGTCAGCCTCCCGCTGGAGAAGGCTGCGGTCGGAAACCTCACCAACCTCCTCACCGCCAAGGAAAGCCTCATCAAGAAGGCGCTCGGCATTGACGACCTCGGCATCGAGATCACGGAAGACAAAATCACCTTCCCTTGGTTTTCTGAACTGCCGGAGCCGGAAGCGGTCAAGGCTTACACACACTTCATCGCAGCCCTCTGCAAGATGAGTAAAGACCTGAAGCGGGTAAGCGCCACCGAAAAGGAAGTCGACAATGAGAA